GGTCGTGGTCTTCTCGCGGTCCTTGCGCTTCTGCTGCGTCTTCCAGTGGCCTCTGAGATTCGTCCATGCGTCGACGCGGACCGGCGCGTAGAGGTGGATGGCTTCACTCGGCATCGGGGTTTTCCATGCGCTCGTGATAGCGCTCGTCGAGGTGTTGCAACTCCCGCTCGACCCACGTCACGACGACGATGGCGCCGGACTCTTTGAGCGAGTCGCCAAAGACGGAGCGGATGCGTTCGATCTGAGGCAGCGACGGGACGGCGGTCTCTGTCTCCCACGACGACACCGCAGCAGCGGTGCAGCCGATGGCGTCTGCTGTCTCGCGCTGTGTCATCTCTGCCGACATGCGCAGAGCTCGCAGGCGGTCGCCGTCGAGGTTGATGGTAGTGCCATCTCGTCGCTGCCATGAGATCACGGTGTCACCCCTTCCGGTTGCCCAGGAACGGCGCAGCCGGGCGAGCCGGCGCGGCCTGCGACGGACGCGGCGGGGAGACGGGCGCGCCACTGGCGTCAGGCTCGCGGCGCTTCACCTTGTCCTTCGCCGGGAAGTCGCCCTTCGCAGGCTCGGTGTCGACCGCACCGATGCAGGTGCGCCCGACCATCGGCGTCAGCGACGAGCCACCGACGCAGTAGGCCTGCATCATGCGCGCGACATCGGCGCGGCCACGGGCCATCACCTTGGGGTCGGCGTGCGCCACGACGTAGCGCGAGAAGATCTTGCGCCCGGCGTGGTCGGGGCCGACGATCGTCTCCTCGACCTCGGCCAGCGTCGTGGTGGGGTTGTTTTTCGATGGCTTCACGATCGCGCGCGTGCATTCGAGCGTGTAGCGGCCCGGCGGGATGAGGTCGAACGACGAAACGTCCACCTCGCCAGCGTCGAAGCCCAGATCACCAGTGTCCACGTCGTCATTGTCCCAGCTGCTCATGTGTACCTCTGTCGTGTGAATGCGGGCGCCTATCCCCCGCGTCAGGCTGGACGGGATGCGCTCCCGTGGGCGTTCAGGCCTTGATCTTGGCGACGATCGCGCCGAGGTCGGCGGGCTCCCATGGGTCGAGGCGCCCGCTGCGGTCCTTTGCAACGGACTTGCCATCAGTCGACGTCATAAGGTAGCGCGAGGCCACCTTGCCGCCCTTGCCGTCGTCCTCGTCGATGACGACCATGCGAAACACCTCGTCAAACAGGTACGGGATCGCTTCGCCAAGCTTGGCGCCGGGCATCCCGATCCCATAGGACACGCGGCCCGTGGCCTCGTCCTTGATGGCGTTCAGCTTGGCGGCGAAGTAGACGCCGCAAGCGAGGTCGCGGAAGGACCGCATGATCTTGACCATCTCGTCTTGCAAGGCCCCGTAGGCCTGCCGGGGGTCTTTGGTCTTCGCCTTCTCGGCGCTCAAGACCACCTCTGCGATCTCCGACACGCTGTCGAGCACAACCCAGTCGTAGCCGTGCGTGCCGGCGCGCAGCTCGGCATAGGCGGCGCGCAGATCGTCCATCGTCTTTACCTCGACCACGTCGCAGTCGATGTCGGCGCTGGCGAGCGGCAACAGGCCGGACTCAGCGGACAGGATCAGGATCTTACCCGGCAGCGACGCGATCAGCGTGGTCTTACCGACGCCGCTCCCACCGTAGACGAGGATCTTTGGTTCGCGGGACTCGATGGCTTCCCTGAGGCTGCGCTTCTGCATGTGTGCTCCGTTTTGAGCACATGACCACAAGCGCGGTGCGGTGTCAAAGATTTTCTTTGACTGACCATAGCGGCGCGGTAGGGTGCGACCATGAAGTTGCGTCCGTACCAAAGAGAAGCGATCGATGCGGTGATCTCATACTGGGAGCGTGGTGGCCTGCACCCGCTTGTCGAGGTGGCAACCGGCGGCGGCAAGTCCCTGATCCTCGGCGAACTGGCGCGCTTTGTCGTGCAGGACTGCGGCGGGCGCGTGGTGATCGCCACGCATCGGGCAGAACTCATCGACCAGGACGCACGCGCGGTGCGCTCAGTGTGGCCCGAGGCGCCTGTTGCGGTGTGGTCTGCGTCGCTCGGCAAGCGCGGCACGGCAGCGATCACCGTGTGCGGCGTCCAGACCGTGGCGAAGAAAGCCAAGGATCTGGGCGTGGTTGACGTGCTCATCGTCGACGAAGCGCACCTGATCCCGCCCGACGGCGACGGCCAGTATCAGACCCTTGTGCGGGGCCTGCGGGAGATCAACCCGGCGCTGCGCATCGTGGGGCTCACAGCGACCCCCTACCGTCTCGGGCAAGGCTACTTGACGCAGGGGCATGGGGCGCTCTTCACGTCGATCGTGTACCGCGCCGACGTGGGGCGCCTGATCCGTGAGGGATGGCTTTCGCCGCTGGTGACGGGGGCGCCGTCGGTGCAGATCGACACGGCGTCTGTCCCGACGCGCCTCGGTGAGTTTGCCGCGAGAGACCTCGAGCTCGCAGCGGACATCGCCGAGGTCACGGACCGCGTTGCCGATGACGTGGTCGAAGCCTTGCGGCTCGGGCGCACGTCGGCGCTGGTGTTCTCTTGCGGCGTGGCGCACGCGGGGCACCTGGACGAAGCCATTCGGGCGCGCGGTGTTGAGTCAGCGGTGATCGTGGGTGACACAGACCAGATGGTGCGACAAGCCCTGATCGGGCGCTTCCGTCGGCGCGAGTTGCCTGTGATCGTGTCGTGCGACGTGCTGACCGTTGGCTTCGACGCGCCGTGCGTTGATGTGCTTGCGCTGGTCCGTGCGACGCAGTCGACGGCGCTCTACCAGCAGATGATCGGGCGAGGACTGCGCAAGGCAGACGGCAAAGATGATTGCCTGATCCTTGACTACGGCGGCAACATCGCGCGCCACGGGCCTGTCGACGACGTCAAGGTGCGGGAGAAGGCATCGAAGAAGGGCGACGGCGAGGCGCCGGTGAAGACGTGCCCCAACTGCACCGCAGAGCAGCCGACGTCGGCGCGTGTGTGCTCGGAGTGCGACACCGAGTTCCCCCCGCCTGAGAAGAAAGCCAATGCGCAGGCAAGCAACCTTCCTGTCTTGTCGACGGGGTCCATCGACGGCAAGGCAACGCCGGAGGCGCGCCACGTTGTCGGGAAGGTTGCCTTTGCGCTGCATCGCAAGCGCGACCCCGAGGCCAAGCCATCGGTGCGCGTGGACTACTACGCGCCCGACGACGGCGGGTCTGCCTCGGTGCCGCTCAAGATTGCCAGCGAGTGGGTGTGCGTCGAACACGACAACTACGCGCGGCGCAAGGCTGAGTCATGGTGGAGTGCCAACGTCGGGACGCCGTTTCCGTCGACGGTCATTGAAGCGCTGGACGTGCTCGAGGCCGGATACATGAAGCCCGTTGCGGCGATCGTGACCAAGCCAGACGGTGAATGGACGCGCATCGTCAAGGTGGAGCATGGTCCGGCGCGGGAGCCGGGAGACGACACCGATCAGATCACCGACCAGCCTGCGGCGCAGGACTGGGGCGAAGACGATCTTCCGTTCTGAGGGGAACACATGAGCAGCACCGACATTGCCTTGACTCTTGCGGCCCGTGGCTGGGTCGTCTTCCCTGTGGGCCAGACCAAGCGCCCGATCGTCTCGTCGTGGCAGACGTTGGCTAGCGCCGACGAGGCCAAGATCCGGACGTTGTTCCGGCCCTACCCATCCTGCGCCGTCGGCGTGGCAACCGGGCGTCCGTCTGGCGTCTTCGTGATCGACATCGACTGCGACGACCCGACCCACCCGATCCATGAACGCATGGACCCGACGCTCGTCGTCAAGACCCCTCGTGGTGGCTTCCACTACTACTATGCGATGCCCGTCGGAGACGACGACGACGACGTGCTGCGCAACATGCAGAAGGCGCCTCGATGCCTCGGCTATGACGACGTCGACACGCGCGGCACCGGTGGCTACGTCGTGGGGCCTGGGAGCACTACGACAGCCGGCACTTATGAGGTGCTGTGCGACGTCGAGCCGGCACCGATCCCGACGTGGGTCATGGATGCGATGCGGTCATACAAGCGGGCCTCGACGGCGATCGCTGTGCGACAGCAGTCCCTTCCGGCGTCGGTCTTCGACGACAGCCGCAAGATGCAGCGGGCGCATGCCTATGCGGCTGTTTTTGCGCCGGCGATCAGCGGGTCCGGCGGACACACCCAGACGATGAAACTGGCTCGGGCGCTCGTGACCGGGTTTGATCTGTCGGAGTCTGAATGCCTTGAGGTGCTGCGCTCCTACAACACGAGGTGTCAGCCGCCGTGGTCGGAGCGTGAGTTGGCTCACAAGGCACACGAAGCGGTGACCAAGGCAGACCCAAAGGGGATGCCTGTCGGGCACATGCTGGCGACCCGGGTCGATGACCCGCTGGCCGGGCTCGTGATCACGGGACAGGAGTCCGGCGAAGCGCTTGATCCGGAAGCGCCGCAGGAGGCCCGTACCTTTGTGCGCCTGCCTGAGCCGGATGACCGGGCGCAATGGGCGCTCCTCGAACGCCTGCGGGCGCTTGGGGGGCTCTGTGAGACGTTCCCCGGCTGGACGCTCGCAGGTGCGGACTACCCGCAACCCGGGCTCACTGTGGGCGCTACGGTGGCCCTCGGTGCTGCGCTTGCGGCGCGGCGCTGGACGTATGAGCGCGCCACCAGCGCGCAGATCGTGTGTGCCGTTGCACCCACCGCAAGCGGCAAGGGACGTCCACAGGGCGCTTTGGCCCAGGTCATGCGTGAGTGTTGGCCGCAGGCGATCGGCGCCAATGATCTGTCGTCGACCGTTTCGACAATCGGGCGCATTGAAGAAGCCACCGGGTTCGGCGTGGGCCTGCTGCTGGTGCTGGATGAGTATGGCCCGCGCCTGAAAGCGCTCTTTGACGCGCGGTCGGGTCATCAGCGGGACATGCGGGCGCTGCTGCTGACTCTGGCCACCATCGGCACCGGCTCCTATGTGGCGGCGACGAGCGCCACCAAGGGCGGCAGGGACCGGATTTTGACTGCGCCGGCGCTGTCGATCTTTGGTTCGAGCACCCCGGCTGCGCTCCATGACGCGATCGGCCAGATGGCCGTCGATGACGGGTTCATGGGGCGCCACCTGTGGTGTGAGGGGTTGTCGGTTCTGCCGCGACGACAGCGTGCCGCGCTTGGGTCCGGCAGCGTGCCTGCTGCGGTGTCTGATCTTGTGACCGCGTGTCGGGAGTCACACGAGGCATGGCACAAGGGACACCCTGAGCTCGGCGACAGTGCAGCCGGAGCGGCGCTTCGGATGTACCAGCCAGAAGCGGTCGAGGATGCCGGCGGGTCCAGCGTCCTTGCGGACTATGCCGAGGCCTGCGACGACCGACGGCGCGACCCACAAGAAGGCGACGTGCCGCCGGCGCTTCTGGGGCGCTGTGCAGAGCAGGCGACGCGCGTGGCGCTGTGTCTGGCCATCCTCCGCTGCGAGTGGCCGGCATGGCCCGTTGTGACCGCCGAGGTGGCCCAGGTGGCGATCGACATTGTCGAGGCCTCGGCATGGACGATCGCGCGGTCTCTGCGGGACAACCGGGCGCCGTCGTGGGACGACGTGGCCGGGCGGATCGCCTACGTCGAGAACGCCATCAGGGGGCTGGCAGACGCCGATGGTTGGGTCCAGCGCTCGGCGCTGCTGCGGGCCTGTCGGCGCCTCGACGCGATGGGCCTCGACCAGATCCTTGCGCGACTTGCCGACGAGGAGCGGTTGCAGGTGCAGAAGATCGCAACAGGCGGACGGCAGGGGTTGACCTTGCGTCTGACGTCGTGATCTGACATGATCGGTGCTCCCCTTCGGGGGAGCCACATAAGAACCGTTGTTCTGAAGATTCTTCCTTCCTGAACAGGCCGGTTCTCTTAGAGGGTGATTTTTTAAGTTACCCTCTTCAAGGAAGGAACTATCCTGATCTAACGATCAGATGGATAGTCTTTTTCTTTTTCGTGAACCACGAAAGCGCAGCAGATCCGTAGCCTTGCGGCTTGCCCCGTGGCGTGCCACAAGCCATCGCATGGGTCCTTGACGGGGTGCTGCCCTAGCCGCTAAGACCATGGCGGGATCCTTGTGATCTCTTGGGCAGCACCGCGATACCGCCCCCT